TTACCTATATGAAGAAAATATTATTAGTTAGTGGTGATAGTTATACAGATAAGAAGTTTACATCTATTCATCATCCTGATATGGAGTGCGATTGGCCTAAATGGCCTGAAGTACTTGCTAAAAAATTAGATATGGATTGTATTAATTTAGCTTTGAATGGTGTGGGACAAGAATACATTTATAGTACATTAATTGATAAAATTCAGACAATTGAACCTTCAAATATAGGATTATGTATAGCAGCCTGGTCAACTGCTAACAGACGTGATTATACAATTAATGGAATATGGAAAAGTCACATATATGGTTACTTGGGTGAAAGACCAGTTTTTCAATTTAAGGAATCTATATTAGATTTAATTGATAGAACAATAAGATATTTTTATAGTTTTCAAAACGTGTGTGAAAATTTAAAGATACCTTATAAACAATTTAGTATGTTACCTTTATTTCAAGGTTATTATTGGCAAGAACTTATGAGGAGAAGAACAGAGGACTTTCCTGATGATCCTGATAAACAGATACCTATAATGAATAAAAGACAACATTTAACAGATGATGAAAAAGCATGGTTAAATGAACGTGAAATAAGATGTACAGATTATATAAGAAAAAGTACATACTATAATAAGATAAATGACAACTTTATAGGTTGGCCTACTGCTATGCGATTAAACGGTTATAATTTTTCAAGTAAAGTAATATTAAATGAACATAGAATATCAGAATTAGATCCACATCCTAATGAAAAAGGACAGGTAGAAATAGCGAAATATTTACATGAACTCTTATGAAGCATATACACTATATCTGGCTATTAAATTACACTTCACTTCCGATAGTTATGATTTTTACAGGCACAATGCCAAAGTTAATTCATCATTTAACACATTTTTAAAACGTAATGATAGGTTCTTTTTTCATAAACTTACTACTAAATATACGAGGGAAGAAATGTTAGAATACTTTGTATGTAATTTCTTCCATAATTCAAAAACATGGATAGGTAATTTAGTTAGAGCAGATGGAGAACATACTTACAACAAGTGGAAGAAATATAATCAATCTTTTACGTACAATTTTAGAAGCGATTGCGTATTACTCTCTAATGTCATTAATGATAATTCTATTCGGTTTGATGATGTGTTTCGTGTACATAATGGGCAACATCCACGATTGCTACGATTACTTCTATCTGAAAAAATATCAGTACAAACACTCATCATCTTGGATAAAGTTTTATCTTTTATTAAAAGATGGGATAAAGAAATTGCTGAAACGATTATCTGGCCTGAAAAATCATTTAAAATAAAAAAACTATCACCATTTATAAAATTTAACCTTACTAAATGTAAGTTTATAATGAAAGAGGTATTTGTGTGAAGAAATACTTTTTTTGGGTTACTCTACAAAACAAAGCACCTATGAAAGTCGCTGAAGAAGGTAGAACAGCAACAGAAGCAAAACAAATAGTAGAAGGAAGATTCCCAGGTGCAAAAGTAATGTTCGCTGAGGGATTTTAATGAATAACTATGTACCACCACCATGTATAAACATATGTACAATAGATGAAGAAAGTGGTTATTGTATGGGTTGCAGTAGAACAAAAGAAGAAATAGAGAAATGGGATCATCCTGATACAACTAAAGAATGGAAAGAAAACAATTTGAAGGAGTTAGATGGAAGAGGGTAAGTTAACAGAGGAACAAGTAAGAGAAGAATATAGACAGCAACGTAAAGATAAGACATTTGCTCAATGTTGGCCTGCTAATAATGATAGTTTTTATGAATGGTGCTCACAATACCTAGACTATCAACACATAACAAAGAAGAAGAAAAAAAAATGAATGATATATTTGAAAGTGTAATAGATGTAGGTAGTGGTTTTATACTAGCCGTACTCATACAATTGCTAATATTTCCTTTGTTTGATTTACACCCTAGTATATTTGATAGTATGGGTATCGCATTGATATTTACCGTAGTGTCAATGACCAGATCAGCATTATGGCGAAGATACTTTAGAAAGAGAAGAACATGACAATTGAACCAATAAGAGAAAAACTAGATGATAAGATTGCTAAACTAAACAGCAGTAGAGTAATTAAAAAGATTACACCTAGAGGTGACTTGTCATGGTATATAAAATGGGTATCAGTATTCTTTATTCTATTTGCAACCGTGGCCAGAAGTGTAGGTACAATGCCACACATTGACATGTGGTTAGGTCTATTTGGTACAGCAGGTTGGGCATACGTAGGTTACTTGTGGCATGATAGAGCATTGTTAGTGCTTAATTCTATATTAGTTACATTGTTAGTTGTAGGTCTAGCAAATTATTATTATGGATAGATTTCCTACTGCTGATGAAAGATGGCCTAGACAAGGTAAGATTATGACAAAGAAAGTTTTTATTATAGGTAATGGTGAAAGTCGTAAAGATTTTGACTTGACAAAACTAAAAGAGCATGGTAAGATATATGCTTGTAATGCTTACTATAGAGATAATCCTTTACCAGATGTATTGATCGCAGTTGATAGCACAATGACACACGAAATATATCACAAAGGTATTGCTCATAAGATACCATGTTATTTTAGAGAATGGACTAAAGTACCTAACTTCATGTATGATACAATGTTACAAGGCATGTTACATACACAGGACAAAGATGAGGCAGATAAAATTATATCAAATGAAGGCCCAACTAATTACTTTGTTATGAATGCTCATACAATCAAAGGTGAAGCAACCATACGTAAAGAGAATGATGAGCGATATAAGAAGATGATAGACAATTCACATGTTTACATATCGTGGATAACAGACGGCGATAAAACACAAGAATGGGAAGACCCAGGATATCATGCTGGTGCAACAGCAGGCCATGTTGCATGTAAGTATGATAATCCTACCGAAGTCTATATGATAGGTATGGACTTAATATCAGATACAAAACTATATAACAACATTTACAAGGGTACTAAAAACTACTCATCAGCACATTTTGAACCATCGCCTACAGGCATATGGGAAGCAGAGTGGTTACGAGTATTGAAAGACAACCCTAAAGTGCAGTTTTTTAAAGTCAATAAGTCAGATGATGATAAACCTACTAATAAAGAACTATTGGGAAATGAGAGTAATTTAACATATATTACACAAGCACAGCTGCTTGACAGATTGAGTGCAAAGTGATATAATAGACATATGTTTGATGAAATTTTATATAAGATTTTAGACAAGATTTCTACCTTTATAGAAAAGGTGAAAAAAGTTATTAATGATAAGAAAAAGAAGCATAAATAATACTATACTTACATTAATACAAATACGTACAACAATATATACAGGAGATAAATACAATGTCAAGTGCATTAGAAGCCCTAAAGAAATCAAAGTCCAACTTTGATATCCTAACAAAGAAGTTAGAAAATACCATAGAACAACCAGAAAAGAAAAACAAGTACCAAGACGATAGGTTATGGAAACCTGAACTAGATAAGTCTGGCAATGGTTACGCTGTAATCAGATTTTTGCCTGCTATTGAAGGTGAAGATATGCCATGGCAAAGAGTCTGGCACCATGCGTTTCAAGGACCAGGTGGTCAATGGTATATTGAAAACTCTTTAACAACATTAAACAAAAAAGATCCTGTGTCTGAAGAAAACACTAGATTGTGGAATACAGGCATAGAAGCAGACAAAGAGATTGCTAGAAAAAGAAAAAGAAAGTTACAATACTATTCTAATATTTTTGTAGTATCTGATCCTAAACATCCAGAGAATGAAGGCAAGGTGTTCTTGTTTAAATTCGGTAAGAAAATCTTTGATAAGATTACTGAAGCAATGAACCCAGCATTTGAAGATGAAAAGGCTGTAAACCCATTTGATTTTTGGGAAGGTGCAAACTTTAAACTAAAAATCAGAAAGGTAGATGGCTATTGGAATTATGATAAATCAGAATTTGAGCCAGTTAGTAGATTAAAACCTACTGATGAGGAGATTGACAAAATATGGTCTTCTCAATATGCTCTAAAGCCCTTCATTGATCCAAGTAATTTTAAATCTTATGAAGAACTCAAAGAGAAACTTAATAAGACACTTACTGGACAAAGAAGTACCGAGTCAGTTGAAGATATTGACCTCCCACCTGTCAGCAATGACATACCAACGTCTTCTAACAACTCGGTAGAGAAAGTTGAATCGTCTAACGACAGCGATGACCTGTCGTATTTTAGTAAACTAGCTGAAGACGATTCATAATCTATCTCTCTCACTTTCTCAATATGGGGTGCCTTCGGGCACCCTACTAAATGTTCTCGTTTTGTTCTCATCTAAAATACACATAAAATAACCCTAAAAAAGACCAGATTCACGCTTGACAAAAGCGGCAAATTATGATATAGTATTACTATGAATTAAACAATTGTGTTTGATTCTAATATTAACTTAACAAATAGGAGTTATAAATGTTAATAAGCACAATGCAAGACTTCAGTTATGAAGTATTAGATAATACCATACTGAAACAATCTTACCTAGACAAATCTTTTCAGGTAGGAATATTTAAATCAAAAAACAAAACAATTGACGTAGTAGGAATAGATTCCAGATGGGACAATGCTATGCGTCAAAGTTTCATCAAATCAGTTGCTACTGGTAATGCAGTAACACCTCTAGTTATTGTTGACGCAAAAGAATGCCTTAACAATGCTGACACAATCAAAGACAAAGAGTATTTTCAATCTATATTAGATAAAGGTTTTAGATACATTGTAGTTGATGGTTGGAATAGAGTAGTTGCTTTGTTGAAATTCAAAAACAATCTATTTCAGTTTCCGAAAACTAGAAAGATGTTTGTACTTGACAATAATAATAATGAACAATTTGTAGAAGTTACAAATCCTGTTTCATATGATACATTGAAAAAGTCAGTAACTAAAAACGAGATCAATTTAGTTAATGCCATTGACAATGCTAAAGTATATGTTATTATGGTTACAAAGGCAAGTAAGAAAGATATATCTAATCTTTTTTTAAGAGTCAACGATGGTAAAACATTGAACGGCCAAGAGAAAAGAAATGGTATGTTGAATGTAGTTGCCGACACTATAAAACAATTGTCAGAACAAAACATTGAGTATATGACAAAATTGTTTAGTGAAACCGAGTTAACAAGATTGAAGTTTCATGACTTCATCGCTAATTGTTTACTTGGTTACTCATACAAAAACGAGAAGAATATCTCCGACACTGCTAAAAACAAAATGTATGCAGATGAGTCAGATGATAATCCTGCTGTTAAGTTTTTACACAAGTTTAGTAAAGACTTTACAGATTTTTGTAAGTTTATCAATGAAAGTAATACCGACAAGATAAACACAAAAACATTTTTGTTCTATGACTATTTCATGCTAACAAAATTGCTTGAAGATAAAAACATTGTCATAAAAGATAGACAACAATTTTATCTTTGGTACAAAGGCTTTGTGATTAAGAATATACAAAGTAAGAAGACCTACGATATTGATGATGATGTTTATACGTTTGACCGTATGTTAAGAAAGAACAATGCCAATATCATACAATACAGAATGAATATGTATTTAAATGATTTGTATGCTAATCTTCTTAAAACAGATGTGATAAACGAATATACACCGAGATCAGACTCGTATCAGAAATACAGATACGAGTTATGGGCCAAACAAAATGGCTTTGACGCTGTGTCAGGTGAGTCGATACCACTACATGAAATACTTGATGAAAAGTACCATGTAGATCACATTGTACCTTTGAGTAAAAAAGGTTCAGACGACATCTCAAATTTGAGATTAGTAAGTAGAGAATTTAATCTAAAGAAATCAAATAAACTTGATGAAGAATTAGATATGCAATTTTCTGCTTAAAACGTTTTAAGGTGGTCTTCAGTAAGTATTAGAAACTTCATGTTTCGCTTGTGACACCAGGCATACGCTGTAGACCACTTTCTTCTATTTCTTTCATAAGTAATCAACGCATTTTTGTAAGTACGAGTTATACGCAATGGCGCTTTAGGTTTGCGTGTTTGTTTTTTAGGTTTAATCTCTACAATAAACTTTTGATACGAACCATCTGATTTTCTAACTTTCATATAGAAATCAGGATAGTATCTATGAGGTTTATTATCTACTGAACGATAAGATATTGCTATTTCTTCACTACCCCATTCCAACACACTTCTATTTTTATCACAATACATCATAAAACGTTTCTCCCAACTAGACCTATAAATAATGTTGTTTACATTGCCTTTGTATTTCTGTGGGTTCAATGGTTTAAATATACCTTGATAGGGTCGTTTATCTATATTCTTCAACTTCTTCATAAATCTATTTATTACCAACATAAATAGTAATATGGCAAGCGTATTTGACACTATAAAAACACGTGCTGGGGATACAGACAGGTCTGCTACTTGGTATAGAACGCAAGTAAATAAGATTGCTGCTAATACTACGGCAAGACAGCTGTTTAGACAAGGTAAACTCAATAGTAGACCAAGTGTAGGCAGATTGAACTTATTTGGGTATAATCCTAAATACAGAAAGACATTACCTTATTATGATGTATTCCCATTAGTGTTGCCATTAGAACCAATATCAGGTGGGTTTATGGGTATGAACTTTCACTATCTACCACCTATGTTAAGATTTAGATTATTAGAACGTATGCAAGCAACAGCAACAGATAGTAGATTTGATAGTAAAACAAAATTTGATGTAAACTATGATGATGTAAAAAGTATTAAGATTGTAAAACCAACAATCAAAAAATATCTGTACTCATATGTACAGACAGGTTTTTTAAGAATAAATGCTGACGAGGCTGCAACAGCAATTTATCTACCTGTACAAAGATTTAAGAAGGCAAGTGAAGCAACCGTATATGCAGATAGTAGGAGATTTATTTAATGTCATTAGTTAGTATAGGTAAAAGAATTGGTGATTTAGATGTACGATTAGGTATACCACCATCAAGAGCTCAATTTAGCGTAAGTGAAACCAATAAAAGATTTTCAGTAAACAATGCTACATCTAATTACAATTCTGTTTACAATGTATTCAGATCAGGTATAACACAAGCAGGTGGTTTTGCTAGACCAACACAATTTATGGTTACAATTGATGGTCCTAAAGCAGTAACGTTTGGTGATACGTCAATATATGCTGATCATATGGGTAGATCACAGGCTGCTCGTATGGCAAAGAGTGCTAAAATATCAGCTGCAATAAAAAAGAATTTACAATTAAGAATGGATCTATTCTGTTCAAATGTATCTTTACCTGATAAGACTATAACAGATGATACAAATGAAACATATTATGGTCCTAAAAGAGCATTTGCTAAAAATGTACAATTCAACGAGATTACATTAGAGTTTTATACAAGTATAAATTACGAAGAAAGATTATTTTTTGAAGCATGGCAGAATAGTATTGTTGATCCTATATCACATAACGTAGGTTACTATGATGATTATGCTACACCATGTATGATTACAATTACACCATTGACTAAAACATTTATGGCTGCATTAGCACAATTTGAACCAACAGGTGACGCTACAACAGATAGAGATAAGATTAGAAGAAGTTTAGGCGATAATTCTGGCTTCTCATCATATCAGGTACAGATGTACGAAGTATGGCCTAAAACAATTGCTGCTACACCATTGAGTTATGACGCTCAAAATCAGATTGTTAAAACAAGTGTTACATTTACATACAGAAATTATGCTACAACAGCATGGAACTTCTTGGCACAAAATAGTACAGCAGATATAA